GTCTTCGGCGTCCCGTTCTGGGCCATATCCTGTGGAGTTACGCCGGAGATCTCGAAGTGGCTTAGATCCGAATACAAGGAGGCCGAGAAGAAATGAGCGCGGGCGTGATCGGCATGATCCTCGGCCTCGTGCTGGGTGGCGCAGCGGGGTACGCGCTGGGCTTCAGCGTCGGCCGCGAAAGCGTAGATGTGACTATCAGGATAAAGGCACAGGAGGAGGATGATGACGATGGGACAGCTGAGAAGACTGAAAAGACAGTTTGAGCGTGACAGCCGGAAGAAGTCCATGAAGGAGCTGTACGAGCACTGCGACCGGGTGAGCGAGCAGCAGGAGCGCGAGCTCCGGGAGGAATACAAAAAGGCCGCTATCGACCAGGACGTCAAGAACATGACTTACGCCATGTACTATCTCTTCGGCGTCCACCTGCATGATGAGTTCGGCTTCGGCGGGAAGCGGCTCCTCCGGCTCTTCGAGTCCGTGGACAGGGAGATCGCGACCTGGGCGTCCGGCGGGATCACCACCGGGCAGCTCCAGCAGAAGCTTTTTGACACAACGGGCATCGACCTCCGGCTTGACGGGATCGACTTCAGAAAGGAGACAGCATGAACGACAACGTTAACCATCCTGCGCACTATACGGACGGGAAGATTGAGGTCATCGACTTCATCGAGGACAAGAAGCTGGGCTTCCATCTCGGCAACACGGTCAAGTATATCTGCAGGGCAGGCAAGAAGGATCCGGAGAAGACCATCGAGGACCTGCAGAAAGCTGAGTGGTATCTCCGCCGCGAGATCCAGCGCCTGAGCGCGCAGAAGGCCGCCAGAGTGGCGGAATTGCAGAAGACCGGGGTCACCTTCGGCGATGACCTCCGGCGCCCAATCCGGGTGCCTGAAGGAGTGCAGTCATGAGCGAGCTCCAGGACACCTATGACTTCCTCCTGGGCCCCCGCCGGATCGCGGATGCCATCTGGCGGAAGGACCTCAGGCGCCAGGAGCTCCGGAGCTGCCTCCTGCCATCAGGGATAGCCTACGATGGTGACCGAGTGCAGACGAGCCCGGAGGACAGCATGGCGCGGGTCATGGCGGAGGTCGACGAGCTGGATCAGCAGATTGACACCCTCCGCCGCTCCATGGCCATGGAGATCCTCCGCATCTCCCGCGTGATCGACCGCCTGGAGGATCCGCGGGAAGCTACGGTGCTCGACGCCTACTACCTCGGGCGGAAGTCCATGCAGGAGATCGCGGATCACCTGCACTACAGCACCCGGCACGTCTACCGGCTCCGGGATGACGGCGTGGCAAAGATGTCACAAATGTCAATCGCAACCGCGATATAATGATACTGTGATTCAGTGCCCGATGGTGATCCCCTGTCCTGTCGGCGTCTGAGTCCTCCTGTGAAGCCTTCTTCGGCGCGGCGAACGCCGGAGGGGGCTTTTATTATGCGAGAAAGCGAGGCGAGAGCGTGGCAGCTAAATACGAGCAGTGGCTGACCGATAATGGCCTGCTGCGGCTCAAGGGCTGGGCGCGCGACGGCCTCACGGACAAACAGATCGCCCACAACATGGGGATCTCAAGGAAAACACTGGCGGAGTGGAAAAAGAAATATGCTCCCATAGGTGACGCCCTAAAAAAAGGCAAAGAAGTCGTCGACATCGAGGTCGAAAATGCACTTTATAAATCAGCGACTGGTTTTGTGGGGCCGGACGGCAAATACTACCCGCCGAATACCACCGCGCAGATCTTCTGGCTGAAGAACCGGAAGCCGGCACAGTGGCGGAACCTTGACGCCAAGGAACAGGAGGCAAGGATCGACAAGCTCCAGGCGGAGGGCAAAGCGCTGAAAGCTATGCTGGAGCCGCCCGAGAACCGGCAGGACGACGGATTCATCGCTGCCCTGGCGGACAACAGTGACTGGGAAGACTACGAACAGGAGGCGGCCGATGCGGAAGATAAGCCTGATGCGGCGGATAGCGGCAGCCCCGTTTAAGTTCCGGACCTTCTCCAAAAAGCAGCGGATGCTCCTCAACTGGTGGCACAAAGACAAGAAGTACCACGACATGGACGGGATCATCGCGGACGGAGCGATCCGATCCGGGAAGACCGTCGCGATGGTGCTGTCCTTCGTGGTCTGGGCGATGGTGACCTTCTCCGGAGAGAATTTCATCATGGCCGGAAAGACCGTCGGATCCTTCCGCAGGAACGTGCTGGCGCCGCTGAAAAGCATGATGATCTCCCGCGGCTATGACCTCGAAGACCTCCGCAGTGAGAACCTTTTGACGATCACGCGGAACGGCGTGACGAATTACTTTTACATCTTCGGCGGCAAGGACGAAGCCAGCCAGGACCTTGTGCAGGGCATCACGGCGGCCGGCTGCTACCTCGACGAGGTGGCGCTCATGCCTGAGACCTTCGTGGATCAGGCCACAGGCCGTCTCAGCGTGGAGGGCTCGAAGATGTGGTTCAACTGCAACCCGCGCGGCCCCTTGCACTGGTTCAAGCTGCACTGGATCGACCAGCGGGGCCGGAAGCGTCTTTTGTACCTCCATTTCACGATGGAGGACAATCTCAGCCTCTCCGCGAAGGTCAAGGACAGATACAAGCGTATGTATGGCGGGGTGTTCTACCTCCGCTACATCAAAGGGCTCTGGGCGGTCGCCGAGGGCCTTATCTATACATCCTTTTCGGACGTCAACCTGTATGACGACGACAGCCGCCCGGCGGCGCTCTACAGCACCTCGGTCCGTACAATCGCCGTGGACTACGGCACGACCAACCCGTGCGTTTTTCTGGACATCCGGGACGACGGGCGGGACATCTGGGTGGACAACGAATGGCGCTGGGACAGCCGGTCCGAGGAGGCCATGCGGTCCGGGGCGCCCAACATGACCGACGCCCAGTACGCGGACGCGATGGAGGCGTTTATGGGACCGGCGGCTGCCGATCAGTGCATGATCGTGGTCGACCCGTCCGCAAAGAGTTTTATCACCGAGCTCAGACAGCGCGGCTTCTACGTCAAGGAGGGCGACAACGACGTCCTTGACGGGATCCGCGACGTCTCGAGCCTTTTTTATCGCCAGAGATTGCACATACACCGGCGCTGCACCGGCCTGATCGCGGAGCTGAAGTCCTACGTGTGGGACGACAAGGCCGCCGAGAAGGGCGACGAGAAGCCGGTAAAGATGCAGGACCACGGACCGGATGCTCTCCGGTACTACAGCAATACGGTCCTGCCTGATTGGAGGAAGACGGCGGCATGAGCAGACGTAAGAAAAACAGAACAGTGATGGACGCCTTCTCGAACCCCGCCGCAAGGCTCGGCTTCGGGACCTTTGACCTCATGCAGGCCACGCAGTACGTCCCGACCCGCATGACGCAGAACTACCAGCTCCTGACCACGCTGTACCGAGAGAACTGGATCATCCAGAATATCGTGCAGCTGATCCCGGACGACGCGCTGCGGAAGTGGTACAAGGTGCAGACGGCCATCGATCCGCAGTATATCGACAAGCTGCGGCGCCTGGAGCGCCAGACGCAGCTCCGGGACAGGCTCCTGGAGGGCATGTACTGGGCGCGGCTCTACGGAGGCGCTGCCGGGATCATCCTGATCAAGGGGCAGGACGACATGAGCCAGCCGCTCGATCTCGACACGATTATGCCGGACAGCTTCCTCGGCCTGCAGATCCTCGACCGCTGGACCGGGATCTATCCTTCCAGCGAGCTGGTGACGGACCCGGAGGACGAGGACTTCGGCCTCCCTGCCTGGTACACGGTCCGGGACGAAGAGCGCGGACAGATGGTCGCGAACGTCCACCACAGCCGCGTGATCCGTTTCGAGGGCCGCCGCCTGCCGTGGCTCGAGAAGGTCACGGAGCTGTACTGGGGCGAGTCCGAGGTGGAAGCGATCTACCAGGACCTCGTCCGGCACGACAATGTCGCGGCGAACATGGCGAGCCTGACTTTCCGGGCTAACGTCACCTACATGGAGACTGACGGCCTCGATCAGTTGCTCGGGACGGCCAACACCGAGATGCAGCGGCGTTTTTGGAACGTCATGGCCGCGCAGTCCATGATGGAGAGCAACTTCGGCACCAGGATCGTCAACAAAGGCGACGTCATGCACCAGCATCAATACACCTTCGCGGGCCTCGCGGATGTCTACGACCGCATGATGATGGACGTCTCGGGCGCGGCCCGGATCCCGGTCACCAAGCTCTTCGGGCGCTCCCCGGCGGGAATGAACGCCACCGGCGAGAGCGACATGCGGAATTACAACGACTACATCGACGGCATCCGGGACACGGTCTTCCGCGGCATCCTGGACAAGCTCCTGCCGATCCTGGCGCTCTCCGCGTGGGGGCGCATCCCGGACGACCTCGAGATCGACTTCGAGCCGATGGAGACTGCGAGCCCGCTCGACAACGCGGACGTGATCGCGAAGAAGACCGGCGCCATCGTGACGGCGTACCAGGCCGACCTCATCGATCAGGAGACCGCACGGCGCGAGCTCCACGGCATGAGCGAGGAGAACGGCGCCTTTGACGCCATCACCGACGAGCTGATCGGCGAGGGCAAGGGCGTCACGTACTCCAGCACCCAGCAGATGGCGGACCCGATGGCGGGGCTCTTCAACCCCTCGCCTGAGGCGCCTGCAGGCCCGGAGGAGGCCGCTGAGTAATGGCGCCGAGGATTTCCCCGCCGTCGAGGAACGCAGCGGCACAGGCGCTCCTGGAGCTTTACCAGTCAACAGAGCGCCGGATCATCCGGGAGATCGCCAGGAAGCGGACGCAGGGATATGTGGACTACGCGGAGCTGGCGGCGCTGAGGCGCGTCCGCCGCGCCATCCAGCAGATGGTGGACGGGTCCGCAAAGTACGTGCCGCTGGCGATCGAGCATGAGTTCTACAAGGGCAGGGAAGCGAAGAAGGGCTACGAGAACGCCGCCGGGCTCGCTGAGGGCTCTCCGGAGCGTGACCGCGTCATGGAGCAGCTCGTGGACAATCTCATGGGCGAAGTGCAGGAAATGGCTCAGACGGCCTACCAGAGCGCCGAGGCACAGATCTACCTCACCGGGCGGACGGATCCGGACGTGTACCGGCAGAGCGTCCTCCGCGGCGCCATCGCCTCGCAGGCTGAGGGCCGCGGGGCGCTGTCCTCGGTGGAGCAGGTCATGCAGAGCCTCCAGCAGGCCGGGATCACGGCCTTCGTGGACAGGGCGGGGAGAGAGTGGAGCCTCAGCGCTTACGGCGCCATGGCGGTCCGCACGACCGTCAGGCAGGCGCAGGTGTCCGCCGTGCTCACTGCTGACGACCACGACCTGTGGAAGATCAAGGAGATCGGGAGCACCTGCCCGCTGTGCGCGGTCTATGAGGGCCGCGTCTATTCAAAGAGCGGGATGAACCCCAATTACCCGCCGCTGGCCGCGGCTTTCGGCAAGATGGACCCGGCAGGCCCGAACGACCTGTCGAACACTTTTTTGAACATCCACCCGTCTTGCCAGCACTCACTGGTCCGCTGGACGGAGGACTACAAGACTGACGAGGAGATCCGGCAGGCCCGGGAATTCTCATCCTTCGAGACGAACCCCAAGACCAACGACCCGAGGACGGAAGCGCAGATCGAGGCGTACCGCAACAAGGAGCGCCGGCGCGCGGCCTACCGCAGGGACCTCGACCAGTTCGAGCGTTACACGAAGGCCGGAATCGAGGACTTCCCGAAGAGCATGGAGACCTTCCTGCGACATAAGCAGAAGGACGACGAGAAGTACAGAGCCTGGATGGCCGAGTACCGGAAGAGAGGTATCTGACAATGGCAATATCTTATTACGGCTACACGATCAGCCCGAACCAGCTGGAGACCGGTGACGGCTTCCTGATCTGCCGGAACGTCCCGATCGCCAGGATCGGGAAACAGGAATACCTCGGCACCGAGGTTGACAAGCCGGAAGAACAGATGGTGACGGTGATCCGCCCGGAGGAGGAAGTCTTCAGCGACGCGGCGATCGCGTCCTTCGAGGGCAAACCCTTCACGGACGACCACCCGCCCGTCCTGCTGGACGCTGACAACGCTGCGGCCTACGCCAAGGGCCACGTACAGAACGTGCGCAGGGGCTCCGGCGAGTGGAAAGACTACCTCGTCGCGGACATCCACGTCCACGACGCGGGGACGATCCAGGAGATCCGCGACGGAAAGCGGGAGATCTCCTGCGGGTACAGGTGCGAGTGGGAGGAAAACCCCGACGGCACCATGACCCAGAGGAACATCAGAGGCAACCATGTGGCCCTCGTGAGCTCGGGCAGAGCGGGCGCGCGGGCGGCGATCATGGACTCAAATACACACAGCAAGGCGGACAACCCGCCGGAAAGGAAGAGCTTTATGAGCAAGACTAATGCACTGCTGCATCTCTTCGGGCTCGCTGCAAACGGCAGGTCGGAGGAGGAAGTCCGCCGCATGGCTGACGATACTGCCTCCGTCTTTGACGAGGACACCGCTCCGGAGCATGAGCCGGAAGGCGAGCCTGTACCGGAAGAGGACGCGAAGGATGAAGCGCCGGCAGCTGTCCCGGCTATCGACGCCGACGCGCTGGCCAAGGCTATCGCTGACGCAGTGATCGCGGCACTTAAGCCGCAGGCACCTGAAGAGGAGAAACCCGCAGAGGAAGACAAGGATCCGCTGGACGAGGCGCTGGAGACCATCGGCGCGGAGATCAAGGGCGAGGCCGACGAGGCCCCCGAGACCGCACCCGCTGAGGAAGAGCCCGCCCCGGCACCCGGAGCCGAGGACGAGACCTCTGCTGAGGAAGAGGAAGCCCACGTCGTCCCCGCTGAGGAGATGGACGAGGAGAAGCCCGCAGAGAACTGCGGGACGATGGACGCGGCGACCGCGAAGGCCCTGATCTCTGCTCTGCGGCCCAGCATCGCCGGAATCACTGACACCGCCCAGCGCAAGGCCGTCACCGACGCGCTCCTGGGCATTGTGAAGCGTCCGGGATCCGCGCAGGACAGCGACACCGCAAAGATCGTGCAGACCGCGGCGAAGAACGCGGCCACGAAGGCTTCCAAGTCCCCGACGGCGGACATCGACGCCATTCAGGCGGCGTATGACGCCAGAAACCCGCATCTCGCAAAGAAAGGAGACTGATCATGCAGAATCAGATCATTGGTAAGACCCTGCAGCATGGCTATGCTGGATCCTACAGCAGACAGCCCGACACCATCATTGACACCCACCCGGCAGCAGGCGCGATCGCCTTCGGCGCAGGCGTCGTTTACGGCACCGGCGGCGCAGTCCGCACCGCAGCCACCGGCGACACCGCAGCCGCTTTCGTGGGCGTCGCTGTCCGCGAAGTCAAGAGCGCGCTGAACTACCTCAGCCAGAACGTGGGCAGCTACGCACAGTATGACGCTGTCCCGGTCATCAAGCGCGGCTGCGTCAACGTCATCTGCCAGAACGGCACCCCGGCTCTGGACGGTGACGTCTACCTCCGCATCACCGCCAACGCTTCTCTTCCGAACGCAGTCGTCGGCGGCTTTGAGGCAGCGGCAGACAGCACCAACTCTGTTAAGCTCACCAACGTCAAGTGGAAGGGCGCTGCGGACGTCAACGGCGTCGCAGAGATCCGCATCCTCGAGACCCTGCACGCCTGATCGACAGACAGAAAGGAGATAAGACATGGCATTTAAGAATGTTGGTGCTACCACCCTCAACACCATGTCCGGAGCGTCCAAGCCCTTCGCGATGGATGCTGCCGGTATCGCATCCGGTCAGGCTTTCCTGACCTCCGAGCTCGAAAAGAGAGACATGCTGGTCCGCACCCCGCTGACCAGCTTCACCTACAGCAGAGACATCCCCGTCCGCGTCGGCGGCGGCTGGGCTGAGTTCGTGTCCGCGATGAATGTGGGCTACGGCCTCACCGGCGGCTCCGGCGAGGGCATGATCGGTTCCGGCTCTGCTGACGGCATCCCGATGGTCCAGGCCGACTTTGGCAAGGATCTCT